AACACCGGAGCCCCGGTTCCCATCGGGGCGATCTACTTCAACACCGGCAACAACACGATGTATGTGTTCACCGGCTCGGCCTGGGAGCCGTTCAACACCCCTCAGAAGGCGGCCACCACCACACTCTATTATACGGCGACCGCCGGACAGGTGAATTTCCCCCTCACGACCCTCGATATGTTCGGGAATTCAGCCACTTTGGCAGCAGATGGCAGCCAAAGCATCGAATGCTGGCTTAGCGGTCTGCATTTGACCCCCTCAAAGGGGGCGCAGATCCACGATTACACGGTCAACGTGGCGACTTCGACCATCACGCTCCAGGTTCCGGCCACGGTTGGGCAGACTTTCGGGGTCGATGTGCTGATTCCGCCGGCCGCGCTCGCCCCAGGCATCGTTTTGACGGGCAAATTGAAGGCTTTCGTCTTCGACGGGGTCACGACCACCTTTCCGCTGGTCGATTTGAGCAATGCCCCGCACACGGCGTCGGACGCGGCCCAGTTGAAGGTGATTTTGGACGGCGTGGACCAGGAACCGGGCGTCGATTTCACGGTTTCGGTGGACGGCGGCTCGGTCATCTTCACCACGGCCCCGGCGGCGGACGTAAAATCGTTTACCGTCATGGCTTTCGGCGGAAATGCCGCCGTTGGACCTCAAGGACCGCCCGGACCGCCGGGGCCAGCGTCCACGGTGCCCGGGCCGACGGGTCCGGCGGGGCCGACGGGGGCCACCGGGACACCCGGCGCGACCGGATCGCAGGGTGTCCAGGGGCCACAGGGCGTTCCCGGCCCGACGGGGCCGACCGGGCCGGCCGGGCCGACGACCATTGCGGCGGCGCAGATCACCGACGCCACATCGACCGGAATCGCCCTGATAACGACGGCTTCGCCGACGGCGGCTCGCGCCACCCTCGGCGAGGGCACGATTTCAGTGCAAAACGCCAATGCCGTGGCCCTCACGGGCGGTGCGATCGACAGCACTCCAGTTGGGAACACGACGGCGGCGGCCGGCCGCTTCACCACGCTCAACGCCCTAACCCAGCTCTTGCTGAACTCGAACGCGCTCGCCATCCCGGCGCAGTGCCGCCTGTCGCGCCAGGACGCAACGCACCTCGTCTTGCTTCCCTACAACGGCAACCTGATCAAGATTCAAGGGAATTTCTACGCGATCCCGGCGGCCGGGGTGGTGCTGGCCAACGGCAGTTGCGCGGCCTCGACCCGCTATTTCATCTACGCCTACATGGCGGGCGGCGTCACCATGACGCTGGAGAACTCCGCGACCGGGCACAGCCCGGACACGACGGCCGGCAATATCGGCACTGAGATCAAGACCGGCGATCCTTCGCGCACCCTGGTGGGCCTGGTGATTACCGACGTCTCCTCGCAGTTCGTGGACACGTCCGCCAGCCGCCTGGTGCTCTCCTGGTTCAACCGCCAGGCCAAGGCGCTGCGCAACACTTTCACGGCGGCGCGCTCGACCGTCTCGACCAGCTTTGTCGAGATCAACAGCGAGATCCGTTGCAACTTCACGTGCTGGCAAGACGACGCTCCGCAATTCTGGGCCACGGGGCAGGTTTCCGGCTCGACCACCAACACGACCGGGGCCGCTATCTCGATCGACGGCAACGCCCCGTCGGCGACGGTGAACAGCCAAGGGCCGAACATCTGCGCCTTCTCGACGCATTATTCGCAAGCGGGGCTCAACGAGGTGAGCCACTTCGCGACCCTGTTCGGGGCCACCTCTTCCGGCACTGGAAACTACCTGACGAGCGCGCTCGCTTCCGGCGGGTTCTGCGAGTTGCACGGACTGCTAAACGGCTAAATAGCCGACTAAGAGAGGAGCTACATAGCTGTGCCAAACAGGATTCAAACGCTCAGATCCGCGACGCCGGGATCCCGGCCATCTACCGGAACGCGAGCACCGGGCGAGCTCTACACCAACTGGCCGGATCTCCAGTTCGGAGTGATCAACGCGGCGAAGCAAGCCGTGGACCTTTTGGGCATCCGAATCTTCAGTTCTTCAGCCAACTATGCAATCGGCGACTTCGTCACTCAGGGAGGTAAGCTCTACCGCGCCAAGGCGGTGGTCGCGCCCGGCGCTTTCGCTCCAGCCAACTGGGACACGGTGGCGCTCTCGAGCGATCCGATAGTCGGCTTCCTACCTCTTGCCGGGGGCGTCATGACCGGGCCCTTGACCCTGGCGGCGGACCCCGACACGCCTTTGAAATCCGCGACCAAGCAATACGTGGATAGCCAGCTATCGGGTGCCGTGAACCAGTTCCCGGCCGGGACCACGATGCTGTTCTACCAGCCCGCCGCCCCCGTCGGTTGGACCAAGCTCACCTCGCAGAACGACAAGGCCCTGAGAGTGGTGTCCGGCTCCGGGGGTGTGGCCGGCGGCACCAATCCCTTCTCGGTGGTCATGGCTCAGAACGTGACGGGCAACCACACCTTGGCGGTGGGCGAGATCCCGCCGGTCGTGTCCACCGGCAACAACACCATCACTGTCTATCTTGGCGGTGTCACCACCAATTACGCCCCTGTCGCCAATGCCTCGTGGAATGGCCTCAACACCAGCATCGGTTCCGGCTACACGACGCCCTTCACGGGTTCAGGCGTCAGCCCGTCGCAAACCAACTTCGCTTCGGGCAACAACAACATCAGCGTCACCTCTGCCGGTGGCGGCGGGGCGCACAACCACCCCCTGACGATGGGCATCCAGTACCTGGACGTGATCCTGGCGAGCAAGAACTGATGCAGATCCCGCACGCAGCCGCCGGCCAGATCTGTCCTCTGCACCAGAAGGACACTTCGAGGGTGTGCCACAAATGCCCCTGGTGGACCCGGATCCTGGGCAAGAACCCTCAGAACGAGGAGGTCATCGACAACTGGCACTGCGCCATTGCCCTTTTGCCCATCCTTTTGGTGGAAAACGCCCAACAGTCGAGGGCCACCGGGGCGGCGGTCGAAACCCTGCGGAACGGCGTCGTGGACAGCGTCATGGGCGCGCTGCATTCCGCCGTCACCACGAGGCAGCTTCGATGAACCCCTTTGTGGTTGCCGCCGCGCGCTTCATCCTGGTCCATAGCCTTGCCGGCCAGCCGGTCGAGCTGAACGTCGCCCAGATCACCAGCCTCGCGCCGCCCAAGAAGCACGGAGTGCTCGCGCCGTCCGGGTGCGTGATCCACATGGCTAACGGGATCTTCGTCTCGACGCGCGAAGCCTGCGCCGAGATCGACAAGCTGATCACCAGACAGGAACCCGCATAATGCCCACCACCGACGTGATCGACATTTCACATTGGCAGGACAAGGTGGACTTCGCCGCCATCAAGAAGGCGGGCGTGGTGGGTGTCATCGCCAAATGCACCGAAGGGACAAGCTACATCGATCCCACCTACGAGGACCGGATGAACGCGGCGATCGAAGCCGGTTTGTGCTGGGGCGCTTACCACTTCCTCAAGCACGGTGACATCGCGGCGCAGATGGAGTGGTTCGACCGGAATCACGACCTGTCTCAGGGCTCGCGCATCGCCATCGACTACGAGGACTCGCCCTGCACGCTCGGCGACCTTCAGCAGGCGCTCGAAGCGCTCAGCAAGATCGACGGAACCCAACAGATCTGCGTCTATGCCGGAGGGCTCCTCAAGGGGCAGATCGACCCGAACAAGGTCTACCCGTGGCTTGAGCCCTACCCGCTTTGGCTGGCGCAATACACCTCGGGCAAGATCTCCTGGCCGACGAATGTCTGGCCGACCTGGACGCTCTGGCAGTTCTCGGACAAAGGCACGGTGCCCGGTGTCTCGGGGGCGTGCGACGTGAACGCCTTCAACGGCACCCCCGAGAACTGCGCGAGATGGTTCGGCCCGGCCATGCCGCCGCAGCCGGGCCCGGCCCCGAGCGACACAACCGTCAAGATCGCGATCGACGTGCCTGAAGGCGTCAACCTGCAACTGGTGGTCAACGGCGAGGTGCTGATCTGACGCCTCGGAGCTATAACCTCGCTCTGTAACCTTGGAGACACCGAATGGCTCTTCCCCCTCTTCCTCCGCCAGGTGGCGGTGGTCTTCCCCCGCCTGGCGGCGGGGGTGGAAGCATCTCCCAGCTTCTGGCCGGCCTCGCCACCCAGCACGGCGCGCCGGCCAGCTTGACCTTGCATCCCGGCGGCGGCGGGGGCGGACCTCCGGCCATGCCGCCGATCGCCGGAGGGGGCGGGCCCGGTGGCCCGCCTCCAGGACTCGGGGGAGGGGTTCCTCCGGGCTTGGGCAGCATGGCCGGACCCGGCGGACCTCCTGGCATGGGTGGACCGCCGCCGGCCATCGGCGGGCGGCCTCCTGCGGCTCGGCCGCCCGCCCCCAAGATGCCCGCCAAGAAGGGCGGCTTCCGGGTCAAGTCCTCGCCCGTCCGCATCTCCTGAAAGGAGTTCCGCCAATGCCTGCCGACGTGAAATCCTATGCCTGGTCCACCACGCTCCAGGCCGCCGTCCCCATCGGCGGCGAGGTCGAAGTGCCGACGCCCGGGTTCAACAACCCGGACAGCTACGACACCGAGCTGACGGGTGTCGTCCACGGTGGCACCGTCGTGCCGCCGGACCAGTTCACGGCCACCTGGGATGCTAATTTTACCCATGTCAGCATCCTCAACAACACGGCCGCCGACTGGCCGCCCGGAGACACGATCTACGTGACGGTCCCCGGGCACGCCTTCGACCCGGTGGACGTGGAAGGGAGCTTCAACGAGCTCGAGCAGCGGGTGACCGCGAACGAAGCGGCCATCGTGTCCATCGACGAGCGTGTCGCGGCGCTCGAGGCGGCGGCGGGCGGCCTGAACACAAGCCCTTCGCCGAAACGCGATGAGGAACACGGGAATCGAAGCCGAAACCCCGCTCCCCGGGGCCAAAAGCCCAAATGAGCGACCGGGCGGAGCTGCGACGGCTCCTACATCGCAAAAAAGCGATACTCTTGGCGCGAGACGACCTCGTGGCCTTCGCCCGCTTCATGTCTCCGGTGCCCGACTACCAGGACGACGTGTCCCAGAGCCTCTATCGGCCGGCCAAGCATCATCGAGTGCTGGGGGCAGCTCTCGAGGAGGTCGAAAAGGGCATCTACAAGAGGCTCCAGATCACCATGCCGCCGAGACACGGCAAGACCCGGCTCGCCTCGCACATGTTCGCGGCCTGGTACGCAGGGAGAAACCCCGAAAAGTCGATCATCGTCGCCACCTACAGCGAGAAATTCGCCTGGGACCACGGCCGGGCGGTGCGCGACCTCATCGAAAACCCGCTTTTCCGCCAAATCTTCCCCGAAGTGCGCCTGAAGGCCGGTTCAGCCTCGATGGACCGCCTCGAAACCGAGCAAGGGGGTGTTTTGTTCTTCGTGGGGCGTGATTCGGGCACCACGGGGCGCGGCGGCGACGTTATTCTGCTCGATGACCCCATAAAAGGGCGAAAAGAGGCCGATTCGCCCACGATTCGCGAGCAATTGTGGTCCTGGTACACGCAGGTGATCCAGACCCGGCTAATGACCAAGGCCGGGGCGATCGTGGTCATCCAAACCCGCTGGCATGAAGACGACCTCATAGGCCGGCTCACCGATCCGCAAAACCCATGCTATTCGCTGGGCGAGGCGCAGAAATGGCGGGTAATCGACATGCCGGCCCTGGCGCGTGAAAAGGATGTTCTCGGGCGCGCACCAGGCGAACCCCTTTGGCCGGAGCGCTTCGACCGGGACTATCTTGAGAATATTCGCCAGACTGACATTCGCGGCTTTCAGGCGCTCTACCAGGGGCGACCCACGCCGGAAGAAGGAAGCTTCTTCAAGGCGGTCCACATGCGGACTTACACCCGTGTCACCGACATGCCGCCCAAAGAGCGCCTGCGCTTCTATGCGGCCTCCGACCACGCCGTCTCGCTCGAGCAGGGCCGAGACAAAACCTGCCTGATGGTCATCGGCGTGGACGAGAACGACCAGATTTGGGTTCAGCCAGACCTCTTTTGGCAGCAAGCCGATACGCAGCTTGTGGTCGAGACGATGACGTTTCTGATCGATCGCTATCACCCGCTGTTCTGGTGGGCCGAGAAGGGGCACATCTCGAAGAGCATAGGGCCTTTCCTGCGCAAGCGCATGTTGGAGAAGCGTGTCTACTGCTCAATCGAGGAGATCACCCCGGTCGCCGACAAGCAGACACGCGCCCAGAGCATCCAGGCCAGAATGTCGATGCAGAAGATCCTGTTCCCCGGCTTCACCCGGTGGTGGTCCTCGGCCTACGACCAGATGCTGAAGTTCCCGCAAGGAGCGCATGACGACTTCGTGGACACGCTCTCGCTCCTGGGGGTGGGGCTGTTTCGTCAGCGCGGCGCGCGCCTTCCTCCGAAGAAGAAGGAAGAGGCCAAGCTCCTCACCTACGGCTGGGTGATCGAGAGCGCCGCCCAGGAGCGCAAGCTCGACAAAGAGAAACGACGGGTTGGAGGCTGGTGATGGCGGTGGATCTCTCCCCTCTCGAGGCGCAGTTCGAGCAGGCGCTCGCGACCGGGCCGGGCGTGCCTCTCGACCTCCTGGAGCAAGACACCAAGAGCGACCTGATGGACCGGGAGAAGCCGGATCCGCCGCTCCCCCGGAAAGAGCTCGTCTCGAAGTGGTCCTCGAGGATCAAGCGCGCCAAAAAATACTGGGATCCCGTCTTCCTGCGGATGAAGGAGGACCAGGACTTCGCCGCCGGCTATCAGTGGTCGAAGGAGGAGAAGGACGACCGCTACACGGCCAACCTGACCTTGCGCATCATCGCCCAGCGGGTGGCCTTCTTCTACGCCAAGAACCCGAAATTCATCGCCTACCGCCGGAAAAGGATCCTGAACACCGTCTGGGACGGCGACCAGTCCTCCTTGATCGCCTTGCAGCAAGCCGCCACCCAGATGATCCAGCAGGCGCAGCCCAACCCCATGACCGGGGTGTCTGCCGTGTCCCCGGACCAGGTGCAGATGGCCCAACAGACGGCGCTGCCGATCATGCAGGACGCCGCCCGCGTGAAGGGCGAGGAGCAGCAGCTCGACAAGATCGCCAAGACGCTCGAATACCTATTCCGCCAGAACGTCGAGCAAGCGCCGCAAGACTTCAAGCAGATGATGAAGATGGTGGTGAGGCGGGCCTCGACCACCGGCGTCGGCTACGTCAAGCTCGGCTTCGAGCGCGTGATGCAGAAGCGCCCGGAGATCGAGGCACGCATCTCCGACATATCCAACCGTCTTTCCACCCTCGAGCGGCTGTCCGCCGACATTCACGACGATCAGGTTGACGAGAACGGACCCGAAGCTGAAGAGCTGCGCCTTCTTCTCAACGACCTGGCGAAACAGGCGGACGTCGTGGTCCGTGAGGGCCTGACCTTCGACTATCCGGTGTCCACCTCGATCATCCCCGATCCCAAGACCATGAGCCTGCGGGAGTTCCTGGGCGCGGACTGGGTGGCCCAAGAGTTCATCCTCTCCCCCAACGACGTGAAGGAGATCTACGAGGTTGACGTCGGCAAGAGTTACAACGCCTACAAGGGGACTGACGACAGCGTCACCGTGACCTCGAGACACGGCTTCGTGGTCCTCCAGGACAAGGCGGCAAAGACCGAGACTAAAGAGGGCCCGGACGGCCGCTCGTGCTGCATCTGGGAGGTCTACCATCGCAAGGACGGCATGGTTTACGTCTTGTGCGACGGCTACCCCGACTTCCTGCGGGAGCCGGCTGCGCCCGAAGTCTACACCGACCGCTTCTGGCCGTGGTTCGTCCTCACCCTGAACGACACCGACCACGAGACAATGATCTTTCCGCCCTCGGACGTGAAGCTCATCCGCGACATGCAGACCGAGTACAACCGTGCCCGTCAGGGGATGCGGGAGCACCGGCGCGCCGCTCGCCCCAAGACCGTCGTGTCTGCGGGCACCGTCGATGCCGAAGATCTCGAGAAACTCGAGAACCACCCGGACAACGCCATCATCGAGCTCAACGGGCTTCAGCCTGGTCAGAAGGTCGATGATCTCCTCCAAGCGTTCCGCGGGCCACCAATTGATCCGAATCTCTACGAAACCGAGCAGCTCTTCGGCGACATGATGCGTGTCTCCGGGATCCAGGACGCGAACATCGGCGGCCCGAAGGGGGGCCCGAACGCCACCCAGTCTAACATCGCGGAAGCCTCGCGCGCCACGGCGATGGGCTCGAACATCGACGACATTGACGACATGCTCTCCGGCATTGCCCGGGCGGGATCGCAGATCCTCCTGCAGGAGTGTAGCGCAGACACCGCCAAGCGGGTGGTGGGCGAAGGGGCCGTGTGGCCCGAAATGTCCAAGCAGCAGATCGCCGACGAGCTCTGGCTGAAGATCGAGGCGGGCTCGACCGGGCGTCCGAACCAGGCGCAGGAGATCGCCAACGCCGAGAGGCTCTTCCCCCTCCTGATGCAGATCCCGGGGATCAAGCCGGAATTTCTGGCGAAAGAGCTGATCAAGCGCCTGGACGACAAGCTGGACATCACTCAGGCGTTCCAGAGCATGTTGCCCTCGATCCTAGCCATGAACGGCATGGCTTCGCGGATGGGGGCCGGCATGGAAG